ATGGGGGTTGACATAAGAGGCGATCTCGGCGCAAGCCTTTGGATAACGGGCGTATAGAGAAGGTTGTTGCGTACAAAGCTCTCGTTTGGTTGGGGCTCTTCCAAGTTCCTTGACCCACTCGATGTATTTGTCCCAGTCGTTGCGTTTTCCTTGACTGACTGGGAGTTCGCCGTACTCCGTGAAACTGCCATCTTTTTTGCAATACTGCGCTGCTTGCTGAGATGTTCCTTTAGCGACTTCGATGTGAGCACGCACTGAGATGAATTCCTTGGCGCGCTGAAAGCGATAAGCGGAGTTAAAAATAACAAAACCTTGTAAATGGGGAGTCTGATTTGCACCAACCTCCTGGCCAATGACCATATACTTGGCCTCTGCTGCACGGGCTTCGAGTGCATCCTTTTCTGCCTGCGTGGGGTTATTAAGCGTGAAAACGTAGCGGCGCGACATTTTATGAAACCTGAAACAGAAGTGATCGGGGTAATACTAACCCGATCACAAAACTTGACACCACATAAAAAACTTCATGCCGAAACGAAAAATGGATCCTATGATTATTTCGCCAATGGTGGGCCGGGTGGGCCGCCATATATACCGCAACAAAGCGAAGTATGCAAGGTATATTCAAGCAGGATGGCGAGGATATGTCGCGAGACAGAAGCTGAAAGTCGGCTCAAGGCCTGGACAAACACAGTCAAAAGTCGACAAGTATATCACATGCGAACCAGAAAATCATAGCAGTAAAGTCCTGTACGTCCTTGACTTGACTAAGATCGGTCAAAACGTGAGCACGACTACTTTGAATCGGAGGAATCGGAGCATCGCAATCATCACTGGGTTCTCAATTCGAATGCATTTAAGAAACTTGATTCCAAACGGTCTCGTAATTAATTTCGCAGTCGTTAAACCCATTTCAAAAAACCAGGTAGATGGCGTTGGGTTTTTCCGGGATTACCAGACGTCACGTGATAGAGACTTCACGTTGGGCCTATGTGGCATGGAGTTTTGCTATAATTCCATCAACACCGATAAGTATCGCATCCTATGGAGGAAACGTGTATTCATGACTCCAAATGAACCAGTCGCCGCAAATGAAGGGGTTCGCAACGGAAATAACACAAAGTCATTTAAGACATATATCCGTTTGAAAAGACAGATCGCGTATGAGGATGATCCAGCGAGCGAGGACGCGGAAACAAAAGTGTGGTTGCTGTGGTGGGGGGATGTGCCAGATAATCCATCATCCGCACCAGTGAACGCGGATACATTTGTTACGAGCAAGTACATCAGGACATACTTCAAGGAACCAAGGTATACCTTCTAATGCCGTACCAACGTCAACTCGTGTTCAGTGCCCAGAGGCACGTCAAGAAGATGGCGCTGTATTATATGAGAGGATCCGCCTTGCGTCATCGTCGCGGCGGTTATAAACTTGCATACCGTGTTGCATTAAGACAGTTCAGAAGAGGTTATCGAAAGTTTTATCGAGGGCGCTGGCTAAGATAGAACCGGTGTGGCGCCGAACCGCCCTCCGGGCGTACACGGCGCTTTTAATGTTGTAGGGAATTGCTGGGAGTAAAGCTTATTCTAAACTTGAATTATATTATATCTATCGCCTGTAAGCTTAGTCATATCTGGATGTTCATTACAGAATACCACAACGTGCGGGATATTCGTTAGTACCTTCAAATTGCTCTCATACTTCGGAGAAAAAACCATACGGTCCTTCAGACCCTCCAAAACTGAGTATTGAAGAAACTCCATCTGTGTGCGAGGGATGTCAAATAAAAAGTATTTCATATTGGGATCGATTGCGTGAGCCAAGTCGTCTCTCTTACCAATGCGGAGCACCTGAGATTCGTCAGGTTGTTTCGTAAGCCAATATCGACAAAACCAAGATTTACCTGAATTTCCCTCGGGATCGTAGATGAACACTATGTCTCTGGGAGAGGGGTCACCGTGTAGAACATTGTCGAGGTCTCTTTGCCAGCCGTCTCTGGGCTCTCCGAGTTCAAGGGGAATATGGGGGTTGACATAAGAGGCGATCTCGGCGCAAGCCTTTGGATAACGGGCGTATAGAGAAGGTTGTTGCGTACAAAGCTCTCGTTTGGTTGGGGCTCT